CGTACAGGGAATAGCGCGAGGCATTATTTGGACGCCGGTCCTTTTCAATTCTTTGTGGCTCCCGGTAGGTCTCACCCGGGATTATTCCTAGCACATGACGTGCATCGCATTCAAGACCAATGGGCCACTAATTTGACACCCTTGAGGCTTGTCAATACCTCAAGGTAGTTTCTACACTTTTCAGTGTGCGTTAATTTTGTATACATCCGTAAAAGTTACCACTACCATCATTCATTACATGAGCGTTGATAGGGTAGTCATGATACGTTGTCAGTTTTAACCTTAGTATGTCGCATAGATCGAACAGGTTTAGTTCGTCTACCAACAAAGACATATGTTCCATCATCTGCTTTGTGATGGGAACTAATTGATACATTCCATCGTTTAATATTATTAGGTCCATTACACCACTCCTTTATATATTTGTACCAAAGATCTTTATACTTAGGATCTTTAGTCTTTTCCCACATGTTAGCGACATCATCTATCTTCTTTTGTGTCATAGTTCCTTGTCCCAAAAGCAATTATTTTCTTGATCCCTGGTGCCTGTAGCTCTAGCTTTGCATAAGGCTGCCATGCTTTTTTAATTAGATTCAATTCTAATACTAGATTAGTCCATTGCTTCTGTGTTATATTTTTACTCGTTATCGTTAACTTCTTCATACTTTTTTACCATTAAGTATGCTGTGTGTTACGTATCTCCCTTTCTTATTCTCGTATATTATCCAACCTGTCCATTTAGGATTAGGTTCTACCAAAGATTTTAATATCTTTTTAAAAGACATACCTTCTTTCTCAGAAGTTTTAACGTCTTCTTCAGTGTCTTCTTTTATTATAAATTTATATTTCATTTAAATGTTTTATCCTTTCTTTAAGCGTGCTTATGTAATCAAGTTGTTTGTTAACCATATCAAAGTATGGACCGGGATGATTCTTGTCATGATCCGCTTCGATCAACCGCTTTAATTTTTGATCTGCAATTTCTAACAAACTTCTATTATATTCTATTAGTTCTTTCATGCTTTCTATATAGTATCTTATGGGATATTTGTCAAGTCTATTGTGGTCTACCCTGTCGATTATATTTTTTGTATGATCTTTTTGCGTGTTTATTTAACGATTTTGAATGACGTCGAGGTCTTTTTTTAGGCTTATCTCTGGGTACAAAATGGGTAAATTTTTGTCGGGCCATTATTTATCTAACCACTCTTTGACATACAGTTTACCATCTTCACGTGTAGCCATGGTAGGTAGGTAAGTTATTTTACCATTTATATGTTGTTGTAAATCTGCACCACAATTCATACATCTATAATATTCATTGCTTATACCAACCAGCATTGTTAGCTCACTGCAAGTAGGGCATTTACCATTAACTATCTCTGCGTAAATTTTTCCGATCATATATCTTTTTATTCTTTATCACTTTTTGTTTGAAATGTCTAAGCTGCTTTGCAACAGGATTTCTTCTCTTATTGGCTTTCTTCACTATTCAAGAATTATTTTTTTAATAGCTATAGAACCGTCAATATTTGTTTCTAACTCCGCCTTAGTTTTAATGCATTTGTAGGTAACGTTTGGCGTATATTGTCTTTCTGCATGACGTTTACCGCGTAAGCACTGAGCCATGCCTTCTAATTGTATTCTGTGTTCCTTGATTTCTGCTCCTACAAACATAAGTAGGGCCACTACAACCTCTGTCATTGATGACCTCCGTTTCCATTTTTATAATGTATTTCTCTGTTTGCATCTTTTAATTCTTCTATATCTTCTAAAACTTTATCCATTTGTTTTCTTAAAAATTCTATGTTGACTTTGTTTAAAGCCATATTCTCTATGTGTGCATTTATCTTATCGGTGGATT